ATCGCCCGCGCCTCGTCCGCACTCTCCACCTGCATGATCGCCGGCGTCACCACCTGGTACGCCGTCCCGGCCAGCGTCTCCGCTGCGGCCCGAGGCGTCGCCGCGAACGGGTTATACTTCTGCCACAGCTTACTCAGCCACGATCCCTGCCCCGCGTCCGCCCGCCCCACCACCCGCGCTGCCTCATCCGAATGATCGAGCACCAGCCTGGCCCCATCCGCCATATCGTCCGCCACCCGCGCCACGTCCGCTGCAGTCTCCGCCACCTCTGCCGCCCCCGCGAACCTGGCCGCCGCCCGCGCCTGGCGCACCTGCGCCCCCCGCTGCCACGCCCCGATGTCCAGCAAGTTCAACGGGTCGAGCCCCACCTGGAACAACAACTCGTTCCACGTGTCAGACTGGCCCGGGATCATCCCCGTCTGCTGCACCTGCTGCGCTGCCGCCGCTGCTGCGTCCTCACCATCCCGCTGCCGGATCCCCTCCACGTACGACCGGAACGCCTGCATATCCTCCGGCGTCGGTTGCGTCACGTTCACCTGCCGGCCCGACGTCACGTCGTTCAGATCCTCCCCCGCCATCAGCCGATCGAGTGCTACCACCTGTGCCTCGTGACTCGAGTACCCCAGGCCATAAGCCACCCGCCCCAGCGCCTGCTCCACCTGCGCCCCCTGCCCGTACCGCTCAGCTGAGTAATCGCGCAGGCTCTGCGCCCCCCGGCGCGCCGCGGCGAGCACCCCTTGCTGCGCCACGTACAGCGGAATGTGCGTGTCCTGGCTGATCTTCTGCGCTTCCGCCTGCTGCTCTGCCGTCATCTGCCGGGCCGGCGTCAGTGGCGGCAACCCCATCCCGCCGGGCATCTTCTGCCCCGCCTTGCCCAACATCTCCTCCACTGCCTTCGCCGGCGTAGACAACGCTTCCATCGCCGTCGCCCCTGCCGCCTCGATCCCGCGCGGGATCACCCCTGCCACCGGGATCTGCTTCCCCGTCTGCCAGGCCGCCCCTGCCAGCTCGCCCAACCGTCCCGCCGCCCCTCCCAGAATCTCGCCCACCGCCTCCGGCCGTGGACCTGCCGGCTGCCCGGCCGCCCCGGCCGCCGCCGTCGCGCTGGGCCCCGCTCCCATCGCCAGCATTGCCGGCCCCGCCATCATCTCCGCAAACGAGCGCGGCCGGCTGGGCTGCGCCTCTCCTCTCCCCTGCTCCAGGACCTGCCCCAGCGTCCCCGCCTCCCGCGGTGCCACCACCTTCCGCCAGGCCTCCCCGATCCGCTGCCCTGCCCGCTCCATCGCCTCCACCGGCCCCCATCGCCGCAAGCCCCTGGCCACCGTCGTCGCCCCCGGTAGCGTCGGCAGCTGCATCCCCGGTTCCTCCGCCGGCCGCAACACCGTCGGCAACATCGGCCCCCTGGCTGGAAGGGGCGAAGGTGCCGGGCCCCACGGCCCAACGCCGACGTCCATCCACGGCCGTCCCGCCCGCGAGGGCGTACGCGCAGCCGCAGGTGCCACCACTGGCGCAGCCGCTGCAGGCTCAGGTCGCCGCCACCACTGTCCCCCTCCTGCCGCAGGTGCAGCCGCCGGCGCTGGCGCTGGCCGTCCCCGCCTCCGCTCCTGTTCCTCAAGCCGTTTCTCGCGCGCTACGTTTGCCGGCATCCTCTTACTCCACCCAGGCCCATCGCTCCCTGCGGACGATGCGACCGATGTTCCGATGCTCAACTCCATACTCACAAGCCAGGGACCTGTGAGTCACATTACCTGCCTCGTACCTCTCTCGAATCTCGCGGACCTTGGCAGCAGTCAACTTCATCCGGCCGTGTCGTTCCTTCCTGATCATATCCTGGACGTTATCGGTATCCGAACCTAGAAATAAGTGAGCAGGGTTGCAGCACGCCCGATTGTCACATCCGTGGCACACACAAGAGCCGGGCGGAATCACACCACCAGAGAGCACGAAGGCTATCCTGTGAGCCCCGACCTGTCTGTGCATCCCACCCTGACCGAAATTCCCATATCCGGTACTCGACACAGCACCAGTCCACGGCCAGCACTCATCTGGTCCGCGCCGGTCCACCTTCTCCCAGAACCGCTCTTCGAGACTCTTCCTACCCATCTCACATCCAACGAGTATTGGGAGCCCAGCGCCGCCCGAACGCTGCTACGTTGGCTTGCCTGCCCTGTTCCGCAAGCTGTTGCCTCTGGATGTCTTGCCCGAACACATCCTGCGCCTGCTGATGCGCGAACTGCTCCTGCTGGAATTGCTGATTCCAAATGTCTGCCGCCTTGCGCCAGTCGAACTCCGTCCCCCATTGCTGCTGTTGCGCCTGTTGCTGCATCCAGGGAAGTACCACGTTCATCCAGGCCTGATTCTCCTGCGCCCTTTCGGTGGGCACGTTCGCCCAGGGTGCTTGCTGCCAATCCTGCCACGGCAACCACCCATACTGCCCCGCCTGCCCGGGCACCGCCCACGTCACTGGAGCCGCCGGAGCCGCCGGTGTCCCCCCTCCCCCTCCACCACCGCCGCCCCACGTCTGCCCCCACTGCTGCTGGCCGGCCGGCTGCTGATACGGCTGCTGCCCGGTGGCTGCCGGCTGCGTGTACCCATAGCCCGCGTACGGGGGAGACGTCCACCCCACACCTGGCGCAACCGGCCACTGCGTCGCGCCTATGCCTACCCCACCACCGCCTGTTCCCTGTATGACTGCCATCTCACCTATCCTCCTGGTGCCTTGGGCACCCGCTTCGCCCACAACTTCTCCATCGCCCCCTCGTACCTCAGCGCCTCACCCAGCACGTCCCCGCCCTGGCCCACCTTCTGCTGCGCGAACTGCATGATCGCGAACGGATTCCCCCGCTGCTGCTCGTACCTGGCCAGCACCTCATCGTCCGTCAGCCGCGCCTCGCCCCGCACGTCCTGGACCACCTGGCCGATCATCTCCCGCGCATCGGCCATCGCGTCGTGCACGATGCTCCTCATCCCCCTGGCCCCTCACCCATCCCCGGCACCGGCTCACCCTGCATCGCCATCATCCGCGCCAACGCCTCCGGCCCGCCCGCCCCCACCGCCTCCGGCATCGCCTGCGGCGGTACCACGCCCGGTGGCATCCCCATCATCGGCCCCTGTCCTGGTGCTCCCGGAGGACCTGGCGGCATCCCTGGCCCGGGCCCGGGTCCACCTGGCCCCATCCCCGGCGGCATCATTCCCGGAGGCCCCGGCATTGGCGGCATTGGCGGCGCCGGTGGCTTCGGCCCCAGCCCCATCGCCGTGGCCAACTCCTCACTCCATTCGCTCAGCACCACCTTCGCCAGCGTCTCCGCCGTCGGCCCCTCGAACAATAGTTGATCCCGCAAGATGCGCTTCATTTCATCCTGTGGACTCTGCCCGCTCAGGTGCTTGATCCGCTGCAACTGATCCAGGAACGTCTCCCGGCTGATCAACTTCTGCCCCACCAGGTTGGCCAGGCTCATCACCTCGCCGGCCTCATCCTTGGGCAACGACGCGCTCAGCTCCACCCGGTTCCGGTGATAACCCCCAATGTCCGCCGGCCTTAACCGCAACTCGAACACCCCGCCCAGCCGGTCCTCCCCCCACACGTACCACCCTTCCGCCGGCGCGTACTCCTCCGTCAACTGCAGCGCGATCTCGTTCAATTCCTCGTAGGCCCGCTCCCTCACCTGCTGCCTGTGCGCGATCCGCATCAGCACCGGGTTGTTGATCGCGCTCATCATCAGCCCCGACATATCCCCCTGGTAGCGGCCCATCATCGAGGCGCTGACCGTCGCATCTTGCACCATCCGCTCGATCAATCCCATCTGCTGATCCACCGCCGGGTGTGGACCCGGTGGCATCAAGAAGTTCCACTGCGCCCCCTTCCGAATGTAGTTGATCGAGCCTGGCGTAAAGTCTAGCGTCAGCGTTTCGTCGTCTGTCACAATCGCCCCGTTGGCGAACATCTCGATGATCCGCTGCTTCATCGCCAGCAGCTCGTTCATCGCCGCCGCCAGTCCCACCGCCCCGTTCTTCCGCGTCCCCCCGGTGATGGCGAACAACACGCTCAGCGCCCCATTCTCGTTGGCCAGCGGCGTCGCGATCCCGGGATAGCGCACGAATGGCAGCCGCTCGTACCCCGGCATGCGCACCGGCTCCTTCACCATCTTATCCTCGACCACCACGCAATTGGTGACCACCCGCCGGCGTACCGTCCGCCGCGTAGGCTCGGCCGCTCGCTTCTCCTTGCCCTTCTTCCCTTGCGTTCCCTCCGTTCCTTGCATCCCCTCCACGACCCCCGGTTCAGCAGGTGCACCGGCCCCCAGCGCCTTCTTCGCCGCCGCCACCACCCTGGCCAGCGTCCCCGCCGGCTCCTCCTTCTCCCCCTTGTCCGCGGACAACTCCTCCGCCACCCGCTCCACGTCCACCCGCCAGTAGTCAATGAACTCCACTTCCTCGTCCAGCCATTCCTCGACCGACACGTCCGCCTTGCTGGGCCGTGACAACTCCACTCCCCACTCCGCCTCGATCTCCCGCCGTGGTCGCTCCCACGAGTGCACCACCTCCAGGTCCTGGCCCGCCCGGCCGGATGGCGTGGCGTACACCGTCCGTGGATCCAGCGCCTGCACCACCAGCGGGAACTCACCCTCCACCGTCTCCGGGTCATAGACGCAGCGCAGCACCCCCTCGCCCAGACACGAAGCGTGCCACTCCGCCAGGTGCAGCGCATCCGACACGTGAGCCTGGTGCCAGGCCCCATACAAATATTTCTCGATCTGGTCCGCCCGGTCCGTCTCGACCGCCTTCACCTCTGACGCCGGCACGCTGATCACCGGCGGCCGTGTCAAGAGTAGCGTCCTGAAACTCTCTACGGTGTTCCAACACACCGGCGCACTGATCCGCCGCTCGTCCGGCTCCGGCGCATCCTCCCACATATCGAGCAGGTACAACCGCTCCATCTCATCCATCCTGCTGTTGCGCTTGCCCCACCGGTTCTTCAGCGCCTCGAACCTGCTGTGCACGAACTGCGTCGTGATGTCACTCGGTTTCATAATGCTAACCTCAACTGCACGATGGGTGGCCACTGGTGCCTCTTCAGGATATGCACCCAATCTGGCGGCTCCGCGAACCACTCAGATGGTCCCGACCCAAACTCTGCCACATACTTCATCCAGTCTTCCCTTGACAGTGTGTCCACCCAGGGCTTCTCCCCCTCCCACACCGTGCGCCAACAGCGGGAACATCGCCACCCCGTGGCAGGAGTGCCGTCGCGCCTCACACCATACTGCCCGTAGCGCATAGGCTCACCACAACCGGGACAAGTACACCCCATCCGCACTATCCTCTGGCCGGCCGTCTCATCTTCCCCGGCGTCGGTTCTCGCTTCACGTGCTCGACCACCCCATACTTCCCCACTACGAGGTTCCTCAACGCATCGAGCGCGTCGTTGTTCGCGTCCTCGGGCTCGTCGCTCGTCACGTTCCCCTTGCTATCCGTCTTCCGCTTGTAGGCCTCGAACTCTCGTTGCGTCCCCAGGCATCCCACGTCCACCACGTACCTGGCTGCATTGCTGGCCGGGTCACGCAGGAAGGTCTTCACCCGCACGATCCCGTCGACGATCCGCCCTGCGTCCACGATCTCGAACGGCAGCCGGGTCAACTCCTGCCACGTCTCCTGTGTGCTGGCCGCCGCCTGATGCTGCCGGGTCTCGTGGCCACCCCACACCTTGACCACCTTCTCCCACCACGGCCTGGCCTTGCACATCTCCACCACGTCGTGATGCGTCTTGTGCTGCTCGTACACCTCATCCACCTGCCGCAACACCGCCCGCCCGTCCGCGTCGGTGGCCATCTGCAAAGCCAACACCGCATAGTGCGAAGGGAAGTATCCGGCGTCTACCGCCAACTCCACCCCCGCCTCAGGGTCGAACGCCACCTGGGCCACGTGGATCGCGTACTCGAACTCCGGATAGATCCGCGCCGGGCTGGGCCTCAACTCCGCGGCCACCAACCGGGCAAACTCATCGTCCGGATAGATTCGCTTCAGCCGCAGAATCTCCGGATCGTCGCGCCCCCCTGGATAGATCTCCAGGTTGTCCCAGGCCGGGAACGAGAACTGCTCCCCCTCGAACACGTTCGGCCCTGCAAATGCTTTGTAAAGATCAGCGTACCAGCCGAACGTATCCCACAGCGTCCCCACCGGGACCACCACCCCACGCACTTCCGCCACCCGGCCGGTGGCTGCCAGGAACGCATCGTACCGGATGCGCCCTGCCTCTGCCAGGACCACCACGTCGAATGGCTGCCCGCGCCCGGTCAACTCCTCCGGACCTTCGTGCAGGGAGATCGTCTCAACCTCCACCCCCCCCCGCATCGTGGCCCGCCACTTCCCCTGTTGCGGCGTGCTGCTTCTCTCCAGGCCGCCCAGCGCGCGCAGCCCGTTGATAATGTACCGCATCTCCGGCCAGCACTCGTCGTACTCCTGCGCGGCGATGGCCACCCGCCGGCACCAGGGCAACCGCGCCACCACCTCACGTGCAACCCACAGACTCTTACCCGATCGCTCCGCCCCCGCTACCAGCACCACCCGCGCCTGGCTACGATGCGCCTTCACCTGCAGCGGGTACGGGTGATACCCCAACCTCCGAAAGATCGCTGCCTTCTGGCTCCACGCCGGCCACCTGCTCATCGTCTCCCAATCCCCGCAGCTCCTCCAGCATCGCCTTCCACTCCGCCTCCGCCCCCCCCGCGCTCTTTACGGCCGTCTCGATGTCCGCCCGATCCAGTACCGCCTCGGCTGCCCTCAACCCACGCCCGCGCTCTCCGGACCGTATCTTGCTCAGCGCCTGCAGCGCCCGGAACTGCACCGCCCCTTCCGCCCCCCTGGCCAGCAACCGCAGCGATCGCTCCTCGAACGTAAACTCATCGTCCGGCACGTCCGTATCGTGTGCACGCAATCCCCTGACGATCTCCTGCTCCAGCACCCTCGCTGCCAGTGGCGTCGTCCGCCTCAACGTGGCTGCCGCTTCCTCGACCGCCGTCTTCAACCTGGCCGCATCGTACTCCCGCCGCGCCTGCTCCAGCGCCTCCCGGAACGCCTCGTTGTGATACCAGCCCCGGCCCGGCTTGTAGTACGTGGACCAGCAACAGATCCGGTGCGGCCCCCGCAGGAGGTCGCGCATCGTCCGCCCATCCGCCAGCGCCCGCACCAGCCGGGGGATCGCCTCGCGTTGCCTGGCCGTCAGCCGGCCCATCTTCGTCAGCAGATCGTCGCTGATGAACGCCTGCTCCATCTACCTCTTCCGCCGCGTCTTCCTCATCTTCCCCAGCGTTACTGCGAGCCGCGCCTGCCGTCCCAACCTCCCGCCCTTCTTCGCCGCCGCCCTCAGTTTGGCCGCCGAAATCGTCGCCCCCGCCTTCACCTTCAGCGCACGTCTCAGCGCCCCCGGCTTCTTGATCGCCCCCGCAATCCAGTTCTTCTTCCTGCGCTTCTTCTTAGCCACTCAACTCCTCCCACTTGATGACAATCGTCACGACGATCAGCGCAATCCACACGGCTAGAATCATCCAGCCCACCGCATCACTCATTCCACCCTCGCCTGCAGGAACCGCAGCCCCGTCACAATCCTGGCCACCTTCCCCCGCGTCGCGTTCCACGTCGGGTTCCAGTACCGCTCCACCAGCCCCACCCGCTGCCCCGTCCACGGATCCGCGATCGCCAGGTCATCCGGCCCCAGCCACTCCAGGAGGATGACATAGTGCTCGTCCACGTCGCGGTCCTTCGGATCGAAATCCACCTGCGCCACCACCG